TTGTTGCTGCTGGACGCCGTTGGAATGGTGGGGGTGTTGGTGCTGGCGTTCCAGGTGCCTTGGTAGTTCAAGCCTCCGATGGCNACATCCGGCAATTGGGACGTGGGGACCTTGCCATCNGCGCCAAGNCCTGCCACGCCATTGGCTGCGCCCACCGCAGTGGTGGCCACNGCCCCAATNGCAGCGGGCGTGGGCAGCGCATGCACGTGATCGGCGCGTGCCGCCGTGGTNGCNGTGCCAACCGATGCGCTGGCCGCCAAGGCACTGGGNGCAGCCGAGGTCAAAGCCAAAGCATCGGTGATGCCGTAGCCAGANANCGTGGTNGGNTTGCCNGTGATCGANGTCCAGGCNGGCGTGATCGTNANATTGGCCGCCGCCGTGAGCCGCCCCTTGGCATCCACTGTGAACTGGCCAACCTGGGTGGCACTGCCGTAGCTGCCAGCAGTGACACCCGTCGCTGGCAAAGCCACCGCCACGCCAGCAGACACAGTTCCGGTGCCGGACACGTCGCCGGTGATGGCCAGGCTGTCCGCCTTGCGGGCAAAGGTACCTGGCCCTGCGATAGCCGCAACAACGTTACCGCTTTCGCCAATGAACAAGTTCTCAGAAACCTCGGACCAGGCCAATTCGCCCACGGCCAGGGTGGGTGGCGTGGCGGTGGTGGTCGATCGTTTGATCTGTAGGGTTTGGGGCATGAAATCGCTCCTTGATGGGTAAGTCGGGGATTCAGAAGTAACCGGCGTCGATCACAGCGTTGGGGTCGAGCACGCCTTGATCGCCTTTGTCACCCTTGGGGCCAGTGGGACCTGGCACACCAATATTGGTGAGCACCGTGCGCAAGCCTTGCGGCTGCACGCGTACGGTCTGGGTGCCGGTTTGCACCGTGACGCCCGGCTGGCGCGGCGTGGTGATGGAGATGCGGATGGCCATGGGTCACTGCTGTTCAATCGCGCGTGATCCGCATGGACACCAGCACACTGCCTTTGAGCAGCTGGGTGCGAATCCCTGCCGGGCTGGTCATGAACAGGTCGTACACGCAGGCGCGCACCGGCAATGCACTGGTGACCGACGCGGGCAAGGTGATGGCCACCGTGCCACTGGTCAGCCGACTTTCATCAAAACCAAAGCTCGCCAGCACCCTTGGGTCTTCTGGCGTGGCGCGGATCTGGCCTTCAAAGACATAGCCCGTCAGGTCCATCACCGCCCCACTCTCATCGAGAGTGAGCGCCGTGTAAAAGGTTTCCCCTTGCGCCAGCTGGATGTCGTACTTCGGGGCGCTCATCGTTGATCCTTTTTTGAGTTTTGGTTAATCGGTCAATAGCGCCACATCGGTGACGCNGCATCGGTCTGCCACATCAGCTGGGCGTCACTGACCCANATGTAGTCNGCACTGCTGCCGTANAANAGCGCCACCCAAGGCCCTGCGGTCATGCCCACGCCACGCACCCNGATCAGGGTTTGCGCGCCATANAGGGATGTGACNGCGAAGTTGTTGGCTGAGGTTTCCCCCACCCGGGTCCAGACCAAGTTGGCCGCGTACGGATTGCTGCCCGCTGCCATCTCGATCTGGTAGGTCTCGGCACCCGGTGCGGGCGTCCAAGTAAGCAGCGCCTTGCTGTTGTCCGTGGTGCTGGAGCGCAGCGTGAGATCCGCGATCAGCGGCGTGGTGTAAAGCGTGGTCAACTGGCTCGTCACCACCGCCGGGGCTGTCACACCCTGATCGGCGCTGTGCACCGACGGGTCCTCGTTGATCGCCTCGATCTCGACCTGGTGCAGGCCGCGCGGGCGCACAGCGATGACCTTGCCCAACTGCCGCCAGGTCTCGCCCCAGCCAAACGCGATGTGCGTGCGCTCGTAATCCTGTCCGGTGTATGGCACGGTCACGGGCTGGGTTGTCATCACCAACTCGTTGTCTGCTGCCCCACGGCTGACGGCATAGGGTCCGTCCACGCCACCGGCTTTGGTCCTAAATCCAATGTAATGATTGGCAGTGCTCCAGGTCAGCGGCTCCGACACCGTGAGCGTACGACTTGCCGCATTCCAGCTTGTGCATTCGGCAAACTGGCCCCAGGCCGGCATGTCGTGCTGGATGGCGATCAGGTCGCCAAACGCAGGGATGAAACCTTCCATCTCGGTGGTGAATTTCACCAATCGGCGGCGGTATCGGTTGCTCGCTGCCTGGTACAACCCTTCTCGGTAGGCCTGCTGGCGACTGGTGACACCAAAGAGTTCGATTCGGGCCGGTTTGGCTGCTGTGCTGCCAGTGAGTTTGGCGGTCACCCGGCGTGTGGCCCAGACCTCGGCGTCCCAGTACGAGACTTCTACGGCATCGGCCATGTCGTCCGACGGCAGCAGGTACTCCACGCCGAAACTGCCCCGCACGATATTGCGCATGGAGAACATGGCCACCGGCAAGCTCTGCGCGCCATCACGGGTAAACCGGATGATGCCGCCGAGCATGTACGGCTTGGCACGGCCCACCTGCGCGATCTTGGTGATCGCCTCCCAAAAGTTCAGCGCCGAATCGAACCGGGCATTGAACTCGTCGCCCCGGCTGGCCCACAGCGCATCGAGAGCTTTCAGCCCGGCCAGGTCCAACCGCGCATCGGGCAACTTGGCACCGTAGGTGGTGTTGCGGCAGGCATCGGCCAGCGCCCAAGCGATGCTCCGTGTGGCCACTGGCGATGACCAACTGCTGCCATTCCAAACCGGTAATTTGCGGGTGCAGACCACATTGATCTTGCGCGAAGCCTGAGCCGAGAGGTTGTTGGACGCACGCATGCGCAACGCAATCAAGGTCACATTGCCAAAGGTTCGCGTCTCAGGCAGGTAGGCTCGCAGACCACCCCAGAGGATTTCATGGCCAAAGCGCGTATCGGTCTGCTTGGCATCCAGGCGTCGCACACGCACTTCGTAGCGGCCACCCGCCACGGTGAAACGCTCCGAGTAGCGTTGCGGCGTGGTGGTTTTAGCCGTGTAAAAGCGCTGACCCAACACGGACCAGTTGCCCGTTGCCACGCCAAAATCATTGACTGTCCGCGCCTCAATGGCGAGCGACAACGTCAATTCGCTCAAGGTGCCGTCGGTTTGGGCCTCATAAAGCCCGCGCGAGAGCACGAAGTCCAGCCCCAGGGTGTTGGCCTGGGTGCTAGAGGCATTGGCCACAAAACCGCCGATGTAGTGCTGCAGGGTGACATTACCGCTGGTCGAGAGACTGCTGGCAGCCGTCACCGTGAAGGTGTTTGCATTGGGTACCGTGGCAATGGTGTAAGCGCCATCGACTGAAGTTCCAGACGTGACATCCAGGTACAGCACCCGGCCCACGGCATACCCATGAGCATTCAGCGTGACCGTGATCGTCGTGCCGGACTGGGTGTAGGTGGCGGCAATGCTGCCAGCCAGTTCCTGGCCAGAGACTTCTACCGAACTGACCACATTGGTTGGGAACTTGGTGATCACACCTCCTGGGGCAATCACCTCGTAGTCGATCTCGGCAAAGTTCGCGACCGGGGTGTCCTCGATGCGAACCGATTCGATTTCGTACTCACCTAGCCCCAAGCACAACAGTTGGTACAGGTACTGCTCGTTGCCAGCGTATTCCACATAAGGCTGCGCAGCGAAGTCCGGGTAGGCACAAACACGTCCGTACTGCACCGGAATCGCCTGATCGAGCCGGGCCATGTTGCCCTGCGCCTGCAAGTTGTACGTGGGCGATGGGGCGGACAGGCTCGCGGCTTGCTGGGCGGTGGTGGGCTTGGGTGGCGGGATCACCGCATTGACCAAGGCCATGCCCAGCATGGTGGCACCGGCCTGCACCGCCGTCACCCCCACAGAGCCTAGAACCGCAGCGCCATTGATACCGATGAGTTCAGAAGCCAATACCGGCGCATACACCATCACCGCCAGCATCAGCACCATGCGCAGCGGGTTTGACCCACCACCGCCACCACCTTGCGGCAGCACGATGATGGCGATCAGGTCCCCGCAGCGAACCGGCTGGTCCCAGGTCGCCCGCAATTGCGCTTCGCCGTTTCGCAGCACCAGGATGGGCTGATCCAGTTCGGGCACCAGCGCACGCAGGGGCACCGGCCCCGGGATCGCCGTGATCTGGCGGTCCTGGTGCGGATGGAAAGGGTTGCGGACGGTGATGCTGTGGGCGAACGGCTGGAACGGCTGGCTGTGGGAAATCAGCGCCGTCGATGCCATGACAGCACCCTCAAGCCCACGCTGGGCAATGCAGCCACCGGGGTGAAGACCACACCGGCGGTTTCCATGGAATGCAGCACCCCACCCCCGTCGGCCTCCAGGTAGATGCCAATGTGGCTCGGGCGTTCGGACTTGCCCATCAGGCAGGCATCGCCTTCACGTGGCTCGCTCACGCTGTGCCAATGGCCGTATTCCGGATGGTCGTCAAAGGCACGCAGCGAGGCCAAACGACTGGTCGCATCCACATCAATGGCCGCCACATCCCAGCCAAATCGTTCACGCCAGACACGACGTGCAAACGACCAGCAGTCACTGCTGCCCGCCACCCAGGGCAGGCCGATGTACTGGCTGGCCCAGTGCGGTGCGCTGTCATCATGGTTTGAAGGGTTCATTGCGCAATCAGTCCAGGAAATACTTCGGCCGTGTAATCCAGGCCAGGAAACCGCCGGTTGGCGAGGTTCGGGAACCCACAGGTGGCACGCACCCGAAACACCGTGGCGGAAATCGACATCACAGTGAGCGTGAGCGGTGGGTTGTTCTGCGGTGCCGTGAGATCAGAGGACAGGAATGCCCGGTAGGTCACGGTGATCAATTCACTGCTACCAGGCTGTCCGTTCATAGACGCCTCCACGTTGGCCAGGATGTCACGGCTGACGTTGTCGATCTCGATCACGCATTGCGGCACGGCGGTGTGCGTGACCTCGGGCGGCACCACATCGAAGGCGTAGCCCACAAAGGTGACGTACTGACCCGCGTTGCGCGGCGCACTGGACTCCAGCTTGGCCGTGAGATCCACGTGATCGCGCACCACCCGGATTGGCGTGGTGAAGTTTGGATGCCAGATCTCCAGGGTGTGGTGAATCACCAGGTTCGATGGCGCGCTGGCGTAAGCCTCCTTGATCGCCAGGCTCAGGGTGTCATCTGGCATCAACGAACCTCCAGTTTGGCGCTTACCTGCCAACGCGGACCGGGCTGCATCTCAGATTGCCAGGGGCCGACGAAGCGGGCCTGGACCGAGCGCAATCCAGCGTCCCCGGTGTTCAGGTCGACCGTGAACCAACTGGCTCCATTGGCGCAGTCGCCATCGAACCAAGCGCGAAACGCGGCCATTTGGGCATCGGAGAAACGCCAGGTGACACTCACTTGGTCATTGCGCGCAGCACTGCGGCGACGCACACGGGGCGTTCCAGCCTCCATGTCGGTGCGAACGGTGGCATCCACGGGCGCGATCGCATAGCCCGCGACCAAAGGCCGAGGCAAGGTTGTGGGCCAGGTGGCCATATTTGTCTCCGAATCAGTACGCGCCAGCGACGCGGTTGAGGCCATAGGTGTTGGCCAGTACGCCCGGGCCAGGACCGGCTCCGCGCGCCACATCGCCCCAGACCTTGGCTGTGATCTGCTCCACCCAGACGTCGATCACCTGGTTACCGTTGCTGTCGGTGCGCTGCTGTTGCTGGCCGCCTTTTCCGGCGGCCTCGATGACGTTGACAATGACGGTGCTGCCACCGCCATGGACTTTCACACCCAGATCACCATCGCGCATGCGGGTGAGCGGCATGATGGCTTCACCCGGACTGCCTGGTTTTTCTCCCATGAGGCCGATGCGAGGCACGCTCGCAAAGCCGGCACCCTGGGCAAACGGGAACAGGGTCGGCCGATCGACCACCGTGTTGCGGTAGGCCGATAGGGCTGGGCCTTCGAACACATTGCCTTGGGCCGAAGGGAACAGGCTGCCCCACATCGAGCCCAAATCCAGCCCAGCCATCGCACCATTCATCACATTAGCCAAAGGCAGCGTGATGGCGCGCTGGATTTGAATGCGTACCAAGTCAGAAATGATCGAATCGGCCAGGGATTTGAAGTCCAGCTTGCCGGTCATGACGAACTGGGTCAGTGCCGTCTCCATCCCCTTGAATGCATTGGCCGTGACTTGCTGCGCTCGCTTGGCCGCGTTGGTCGCATCGTCAATGTAAGCGCGCAGCGCAGACTTGGTGCCGTATTCAAAGCTGCGCTGGTACTCGCCATTGGCGCGCACCAGGTCTTCCACGATCGGCAGTTGCCGAGCCAGTGCGTCGTTGATGGCTGCAATGGTCTGCGCCCGCAGGCCTAGATCCTCGATCTGGTTGGCTTCCTTGCGGGCAGCGGCAGCCGCTTTTTCCAGATCGGTGCGGGCTTGCAGGGCAGCTTTTTCTGCATCGGTCATGTCCAGCATCTGTCGCTGCAACTGCAGGGCTTCGATGCGTTGGCGGTTGCTGCCGATCAGGCCTTCAGTGATCTTGCGTGAGGAGGTCTCTTCCTTCTCATACGCATCGAANGCNTTGTCTTTTTCCTTCTGGCGCTCAATCGCTTCGAGGACNTGGATGTACTGCTCGGCTTGNGCAGCCACNCCCTGGTAGCCCTTGGCNTCGATCTGCAGGGCTCTGGCNCGCANNTCAGCGGCTTCACCNTCTTGGGTGCGGGTGAGGCGCGAGCGCAGCTGGTTGAGGAAGGCTTCGCCTTCGTTGATCTTCTCGGCAGGCTTGGGCTTCTCGAAGCCGGAGAGATCCAGCGATGGGCGGGGCTTGCGCGGCAGGGTCGGCAGCAGCTTGTCGTAGATGGCCTGGACTTCCTTGGCCTGCGCCTCGGTGTCCAGCACGAACTTTTGGCCCATGACGCGCACCGTGCGGCGCTGCTCGTCGAAGAATTTCTGGACCCGGTCCACATAGCCAGGGTTCTGGTTGATGTTGAAGAGCCGGTCGTTGGCGGCGCGCACATAGTCGTCGCGAGCACCCTGCAACTTGGCAATCTCGGCATCAATGACCTTGGGGTCGTAGCCCATGGACTTCATCGACCGCAGCAAATCCGTCTTGAACCAGGTCTCAATGTCTTTGCCCACCACCGACAGGCTGTCAAAGGGCTGGGCGATGACCCGCTTGGCCAGCACGGCCGATTCGGCAATAAAGGCCAGACCCGAGGCGACCGATTCCAGGAATCCGAGCGTAGCTTCCCGGTTGGAAGTGATGCGCTGCAACTCATTGCTGAAACTGCCTGTCTCGCCTTGAGCCAGGATCACCTGCTCGGTGAAGTCGGCCAGCACGGGGATGACAGCCGCACCGATCTGGCGCTGCACGCCCTCGAAGATGGCCGACAGGCGCGTGAGGTTGTCATTGAAGACCT